AGACATTGAGCATTTTCAAGAAAAGATGCTTATTGCCAAAGATGTGTGGGATATTAAAGAAGTTAATTGGACTAAAGAGGGTGGGCAATCCAAGACAGACCGAGTGCAACGCCTTTATCCAGATTTTTCACAAGGAAAATTCATGTTACCTGCAATCCTAGAGAAAGAAAGCCCTGCACAAGAGAAAATGAGGGCGCAAGGCGAGTTATATCGTATTTATCAGCCAGTAAAGCGCATTGACGAAGCTGGCAACACCTACACACTCAACAAAAGACTGTTAGAAGAGTATTTAACATTCCCATTCAGTAGCAAAGATGACTTCATTGATTGTGTAAGCCGTATCTATGATATGGAAATAGTCGCACCAATGATTATCGACAGCAATTCATTCGAGCCAATTGAGTACGTTGATGGAACGTAGCTAACAACGCAAGCCAAAGAGCCTAATATTACCTAAAACAAAGGGGTAATCATCATGGCACAACAACCAGAATCATTCCAAACACCTACGCCAACGTACAGAAGCAAGCTATTTTCTGATGAAGTACGTGAGGCAGACCCAGATTTAAACAAACCACAGGCAGTTTACGAGTTCAAAGGTCGCGTATTCCGTGAGGACAAGCCTTATGAGCCAAGCAAATAGCCAATTACAACGCACGCCAATTGAGTACGATTCTTTACCAGAGCCTATAAAGGCAAGATACACGCTTAAACAGTATTTATGGTTGAGCGCGTCAGAAAAGAAACGTATTTTACAATCGGAGTGTGAGCCTGATGTCACAGAGTGAGTTAGTCATTGCCAAATCAACGGACACAAAAGACTTTGCAGTAGCAAAGAGTGTGGCTGATGTGCTTAATAAGCATTATGCAGGCTATATGTGGGCGGTTAATGCCGACAGTCAAACAGGCATGGTGCAGATTCGTAACTTTAGCTTATCTGGTGAGTGGGGATTTAACCTTCACATGACAAAAGTTCAAGAAGATGTAAGCGGTAAATTGATTCGTGATGCTGGCGGTGAGATTTTAGAGCGTTACAGAGTAAGTCGAGGAACGATTAAACATCAACAAGTAGATGAATTAGCAACGGACTTTGCTGGTCGCGCCTTAGTTGATTTAACAGGGGCGCAATATGCTGGATAAAGAAAAGGCGCTATCTCTCGCCAAAAATGCTTATAGTACAAGTGACACTTACTTCAATAATAGTGTTCGCAACACAATGGAACGTGACATTAGACAAGTGCAAGGCTTACATCCTAGCGGTTCTAAGTATTATTCAGACCATTACAAAGGTCGCTCAAAGCTGTTTAGACCAAAGACACGCACAGCATTAAGACAGGCAGAGGCCACTTGTGCTTCTGCTTTTTTCAGTACGCAGGACATTGTTTCTATATCTGCGGAAGATGAAAAGAACGATATGCAGGCGGCAAGTGCGGCAATCAATCAGCAATTACTCAATTATCGCTTATCAAAATCAGTCAATTGGTTTCAAATCCTAGTAGGTGCATACCAAGAAGCGCACACAGTTGGCGTAGTTGCTTCACTGCAAACATGGAAATACGATGCGGAAAATGGCGTAGATAAGCCAGATGTGCAGTTAATACCGCCAGAAAACGTGCGTATTGACCCTGCGGCTAACTGGACTGACCCAGTAAACAGTTCGCCTTACGTCATTATCTTATTGCCGATGTACGTGTACGAGATTGAAGGGCGCAGTGATTGGATTAAGCTAGACAGAGCCAAAATACGTGCGGCAGGAAGCAGAACAAGTGATTCTATTCGCTTACAGCGCGAAAATGGTATGACAGACAGCAAAGAGCAGACCAGCGAAATCAACGAGTTCAGCATTGTATGGGTGCATTTAAACTTCATTAGACAGGGTGGCAAGGATTATTGCTTCTACACACTGGCAGACCAAGAGCTTTTATCAGAGCCAAAACTTACTAAAGACGCTTTCCCACACCTAAAGAATGGTGATAGGCCAGTAGTGATGGGCAAAGGTACGCTTGAGGCGCACAAGATTTACAGCACAAGTAAGACAAGCATGAGCCGTGACATTCAAGCGGAAATCAACGAAGTGGCTAACCAACGTATTGATAACGTCAAATTCGCCATGAATAAACGCTATTTTGTTAATCGTAACCGTAATGTAGATATTCGCTCATTGGTTCGTAATGTGCCAAGCGGTGTAACGATGATGGATAACATTGATTCTGATGTTCGTATTGTTGAAACAAATGATGTGACAAGCAGTGCTTATGCAGAACAAGACCGATTAAACAGTGACTTTGACGACATTGCAGGCGCGTTCAGTGGTTCTAGCGTAGCAAGTAACCGTAAGCTGAATGAAACAGTTGGCGGTATGCAGATGCTATCAAACACAGCTAACCAGATTGGTGAGTACGATTTAAAGGTATTCACTGAAACATGGGTAGAGCCAGTATTGCGTCAAATGGTGCTGATGGAACAAACCTACGAAACTGATGAAATGATACTGGCACTGGCTGGCGATAAGGCTAAGTTGTATCAACGCTTTGGATTAGACGTAGTGACAGACGAGTTATTGATGCAAGAAGTCACATTGAGCGTAAATGTTGGTACAGGTTCTACTAATACGTTCAACCAGCTTGAGCGTTTTGTCTATGGCTTACGTGAAATACAGTCATTACTTGGTGATGGCGCGTTCAGTCGCTTGAAATCTGGCGAGATTATCAAAGAGATATTCGGCAAGATTGGCTATAAAGATGGTGGTCGCTTCTATATTGAGGAAGGTGATAACCCAGAGGTCGATGATTTAATCAGCCAAATCGAGCAATTGAAATCAATGCTGGCACAGAAAGAAAACCCAGAGCTAGTAGCGGCTAAGATTGGTGACATTAACGCCAAGACTACTTTAAGCAAGGCGCAGGCGGTTAAAGTTGGTGTAGAGGCTGTTTATTCAGCCATGCAGACAGGCGCAAGTATCGCGCAAAACCCTTTAATCGCGCCAGTGGGTGACAAAGTGATGGAAGCAAGTGGTTATCAAAGGCCAAGCGGAGGCCAAGACCCTAACATTCCAATAACTAACGCACCTACAACGCAAGGAAATGGGGCTATAAATACAGTAACGCAAAACACCTCGCCACTAGAGCCACCAGTTCCACAAAGCTCTATGCAAGGAATTGAAACATTTAAACCGAATGATGGGGCGCAAGTTTGAGTAAAGAACAGAATGAGTTACTAGCTAAAGTTGAATTAGGCTTAGATGCTCAACGGTTTTTAGGTACAAGCTTGGGGCAATACTTACAAGAGCGTGCTGTTACAGAAGTTGAAGATTGTTTGATTAAGCTTAAAACGATAGATTCACACGATTTTAAGGCGATACAGGCAGTGCAACAACAGATAGCAGTAGCAGAATGTATGTTTGTTTGGCTTAGTGAGGCAATGGCACAAGCGGCTGGTGCAGAGCATATTTTAAATAATCAAGGATAAAACACACATGGCTATCAATCAAGACGCTAATGTTAATGAAGTTAATGATGAAAATGCAGTAGATACAAACAATGTAAGAACAGTGGCAGATGAACAGTTAGACGTGTATGAGCAATTAGCTGAAAAAGCACGTTTAGCGCAAGATGGTGAGCTAGAGCAACAAGTTGACACGCAAATTGAAGCGGCAACAGGTTCAGAAGGTTCAGATAAGAGTTTAGTTAAGGTTAAGTTAGATGGTGTTGAGCAAGAAGTTCCGCTATCAGAAGTCATTAAATCTTATCAAAAAGATGCAGTAGCAAGTCGCAGACTTAATGAGGCAAGCGCAAAGCTACGTGAAGCAGAAGAATATTTGGCGAAGGTTAAGACCTCGCCAGCAAACGAATCAAGCTCAGAAGTGGGTGAGGATGCAACAAACATTGCCAAATCAGCGATTGAAGCGCTGTTAAATGGTGATGAAGAAGGGGCGGCACAGTCATTGGCGATGTTGGCGACAGGGCGAGGAAACTCTACCCAATCGTTTGATACGGATGATGTAGCGGCAAAAGTAAAGCAACAACTTGATGTGGACAGTGCATTGACAAAGTTTTCTAGCGAATATGCCGATGTAGTCAGCGACCCACACCTTGCAAGTATTACTAACGGTTTTCTCGCAGAGGAAATGCAATCAGGCGGTCATGCAACACAATATGACGCACTTGTAGCCGCAGGTAATAGAGCGCGAGGCTGGCTAACTGATTTAACAGGTGGAACGACAGGAAACCAAAGCTCAACCATTCGTAACGACAGAGTTGCTAAAAAGGCTGGCATGGAACAAGTGCCTACCAATAGTGCAAGCGCGGCAAGTCAAGAAGAGCCACCAGAATCAGCATCGGACATTATTGCTGAAATGAAGAAGGCACGAGGGCTAATCGCGTAATTTATCTTACGTTTATTAGGAGTATTTATCATGGCTGGACAATTATGGGGTACAAATAACTTAGGTGGTTTCTTATCATCTGCGAAGTTATCAAAAGTTTTGCGTCATGCGGTTAAACCGATGACCAAGTTTCGTCAATTAACACAACCAGAAGATGCGGTTGGCAAAAACAAGGGTAACAAATTCCACTGGGATGTGTTCTCACGTGCGGCAACTAAGGGTGCGGCATTAACAGAAGGCACAGCAATTCCAGAAACAAACTTTGTGATTACACAAGGTGAGTTGGTTATCACTGAATACGGTAATAGCGTGCCATACACAGGCAAATTGGACAACTTATCAGAGTTGCCAGTTAAAGCAATTATCCAAAACGTGATGAAAACTGATGCTTCTGAAACATTGGATGATGCGGCTTACGCACAATTCAATGCAACACCATTGGTAGTTTCACCTACTGGTGGCACATCAACAAGCGCAGTGACTTTGGTAACAAACGGCACTCCAACTATCGTGAATAACGTGGCTTTAGGTAAAGACCATGTAAAAGCAATCGTTGACTTGATGAAAGAACGTAACATTCCTACATACATGGGTAATGATTATGTTGCAGTTGGTCGCCCAACAGCGTTTCGTCAATTGAAAAACGACTTAGAAGCTATCCACCAATACACGAATGATGGTTTCACCATGATTCTTGCTGGTGAAATTGGTCGTTACGAAGGCGTACGTTTTGTTGAGCAAACAAACATTGCGGCAGAAGCTTGGTCAAACGGCAAATCAAGCCAAGTTCACTTCATGGGTGCTGACCGTGTTGCAGAAGGTATTGCAATCCCAGAAGAAGTGCGCGGTAAGATTCCTACCGATTATGGTCGCTCAATGGGCGTTGCTTGGTATTACTTGGGCGGCTTCGGCTTAGTTCATAGTGATGCTACACAAGCACGTATCATTAAATGGGGTTCTGCTTCTTAGTAGAAACTTAACAGAAAGCCTGCTTCGGTGGGCTTTCTTTTTTCAACTCATGTGGAGTAATGAAAATGGCAAAAGACATTTTTAACAATCACAGCACAGAGAAATGCCAAGAAGGTGAAGTAGGTAATGCACCAGACAAAGGCGTTGATACTGGCGTTAGTGACACGTATGGCGGTGGCTTAGAAAAAGGCTATCAATCCAATGAATCAATTAAGCCTGCTAATAGCGGACTTGATTACGCGTAAGGGGTATTTCACGCATGGCCAATAAATTAGACAAATCCAAAGACTTCGGCATCATCGGTGGCATTTTTGGCATCGCACGCTTTGAGCAAGATGGTAATTACTTTGATGCAAGCGGTGAATTGCTTGATGGTGAAGGTAATGCTTTAGGTGGCGGTGGCAAACCTGCTGGCGGTGGTGAACCTGCTAGTGGTGGTAAAGGTGGTAAAGGTGGCAAAGGTGGTAAAGGCGGTGCTAAACCTGTTGAACCAGTTAATGCTGTTGTTACCACTGAAACAGACCCACAACTTGCGGCACAATTAGGCGGTGAGTAATGAATCTAGGCGAGATATTAACGCAGGCAAGGCTTGAGTTAGACGATACAGAGGCAGATTATCTTTGGAGTGATTCAGAGCTAATTGCTTATGCAAACGAAGCGCAAGAGCAGGCTTGCAGGCGTTCTCGCCTAATCATTGATTCATCTACACCAGAGGTTTGTGAGATTCAAGTTGTTGCTGGTACTTCACTGTACGCGCTCGATGACCGAATCATATCAATTAAAGACGTTACCGATAGCAGAGGCTTTGAGCTTACAGGTAAAACAGTCGCGTGGATGAATGAATTTGTATCTGGTTGGCGTAATGTAGAAGGTGATTTTATTGCTTTCATTACTGACTATGAAACAAATAAGCTCAAGGTTTACCCAATCCCTAAAGCAGACAGTGTAATTAAGTTGCGCGTAGTGCGTACACAATTAGCTGATATGGTCGCGCTTGATTCATCACCAGAGATTAAATCACGCTATCACAGAGCGTTAATTCACTGGGTTAAGCATCGCGCTTACCTAAAGAAAGATGCTGATACGCTTGATAAAAATGCAAGTGTTGAGGCTTTATCATTGTTTGAAGCAGAGTTTGGCGTTGCTAGACCAGCTTATAACATCGAATTTGACCTAAACAATCTACCTTATGACAGCCTAGATGGAAGTTTCTAATGCCTACAATCAAAGAGTTTGGTGGATTAGACAACCAGAATAACCCAACAGAGTACGGCCTAAAGCGCCTACAGGTTGCGGAAAATGTTGATATAAGCCGTAACAACAAAATCACCACAAGAAAAGGCCGGCAGTTAGTCACAAGTGTAACTATTGATACAGCTTGTGCGGTAAATAACGCATTGCTCTATCAAGCAGGAAGTAATTTATTCAAAGTAAATAACTTGAGTGGTGGATTGTTGGTTGAAAGCAACCTATCAACAACCAATTTACTTCACGCTGTTGAGGTTAATAACAAGATTTATTGGAGTAATAACGCTGAATCTGGTGTCATTGAAAATAATGTATCAAGAAATCTTGGCATTAGCACACCAATTACACCTAGCTATACCCAGCAATCGGGCTTAATGCCTAAAGGCAATTATCTTTATGCAATTACATACTCTCGCAATGATGGACTTGAATCTGGTGCTGAACTATCTGGCAATGCAATTATCACAAGTGGCGGCATTA